GCCGGGTGCGACGACGAGCGGCCCGTGCGGGTCCGCTTCGCCGGCGTTCGTCGGCGGGAGGAAGTCCTCCGGCCGCGGGTCGACGGCGGCGTCGCGCAGGCGCGTGCCCACGACCTGCTCGCCGCCGACTTCGCGGGAGTCGGGCTGGACCGGGGCCTCGGGCTGCGAAGCCTCCTCGTCGACGCCGTACCCGGCGTTGCGGGCGTAGCGGAGGATGGCCTTGTCGTCGGTCTCGGCGCGGCCGTCCTCGAACTGGAGGCCGCCCACTCCGGGGCCTGTGAACCCCTTCTCGGGGCTGTGGATCACGGTCACGGCGTCACGACCTTGACGTCGCGCAGCACCGCCGCCGCCTTGGTGGCCTTGAGGGCGACGCCCACGGGCCCCATTTCGACCTCACCCGTTTTCACGGCACCAGGGGTGGTGAAGTCGGGCATGAACTGGGTGATCAGGTTCCCGCCGACAGTGGAGATGCCGTGGAACCCGTCGAGCCCGAGGCGGACGGCGTAGATGTCGGTGGTGCCGGCGACGGCGTCGGTCGGGATGATCGGGTCGGTGGAGCCGGCCTTGTCGCCCACGTCGACCAGGGCGATGCCCCGCCAGGTGGTGATGGTGCGGCCGAAGAACTCGCGGCTGTCGAGGCTGGACGCGAAGTCGCCGACCGTTTCGAGGGCGGCGAGGGCGTCGGCGTTCATCAGGAGCGCGTCCGGGCGGCCGTCCATGACGGCGATGAGCCGGCGCAGCAGCGACTGCGCAGCGACGGCGGTCGCCTGCGAGTTGACGGTGGTCCAGTCGGTGCCGGTGCCGTCGATCTCGGTGTTGGAGCCGGTCAGGGCCTTCGAGAGGCCGTCGAACGCGTTGGCGTTGACGGCGGTGTCGCCGTTGATGACGGCGTCGCTGAACGTCGCCTGGGTCGCCTTCACCTTCTGGCGCATCTGGTTGACGACCTCACCGGAGAGGGTGGGGCCGATGTTCGCCAGCACGCGGTCGATCTGGAAGCTGCCACCCAGGACCTTCAGGTCCGTGGTGTACCGCGCACGGGTGGCTTCCTGCGGCGTGTACTCGGCGTTGATCGCGCGGAACGCGGCGGTCGACTGGGTGACCAGGCGCGTGTACCCGTAGGTGAGGGTCGCGCCGCCACCGGCGGGGTTCACGACGTCGTCGAAGGTGAGGTTGTCCAGCAGCCAGCTGGACTTGCGGAACTCGTCGATGACCGCCATGTCGACGTCATCGAGGGTGTTCAGCTTCGCTTGGGCCAGTGTGACCGGCATTGGGTTCTCCTATGGCTACATGCCGTAGCGTGCAGCCACGGCATCGTCGAGTGTTGGTGTGGTGTTGGTGCGGCCCCCGGAGCCTCCGGGGATCTGCGCGCCGGATCGTCCCGGCGTCTGCTGGGCGGCGAGCTTCGGGTTTGACGTGACCGCCTTCTTGATGGCGTCGACGACCTTGTCGCCGAAGTTCTTCGCGTCGGTGTCCAGGCCTTCGAGCTGACCGAGAAACCCGCGGGAGTCGAGCAGCGCGTCAGGGTCCGCACCGGCCTTGCCGGCGGACTTGTAGACGGCCAGTTCGATCGCCTGCTGCCGTGCGGTGGCCTTCGCCTGATCGCGCTCAGCCGCGGCGGCCTTCAGCATCGCCTCGGGGTCTTCCTTGCCGTCGGGAGCAAGCCCGGCGGCCTTGAGGATCGCGGCGACGCGGTCCTTCTCGGCCTTGGCTTCCGCCTTGGCCTTCCGCTCGCTCTCGCGGGCGGATTCGATGGCGCGCTTGGCGCGTTCGGGATCGAAGTCGCCTTCGAACTTCGGGGCCTTGCCCGAGTCGTCGTCGCCTTCGTTGCTCTGGTTGCCGTCTCCGGCACCAGAGCCGTTGTCGTTCTGTCCTTCGGGGGCGTTGCCGCCGCCGGAGGGGTGGCCGTCGTCGGAGCGGAGCCCGATGCCGGCGGGGATGACCGGGGACAGGCCCAGGCTCATCTGTCGTTTCAGCCATTTCGGCATGGTGAGGTGCCCTCCTTGGAGCGTCTCGGTTAATCCGGCCGCGCCTTGGCGGCGGACATCTAGCGCGCGGAGCCGATCTGCTCGCGCTGGGATTGGCGGAGGAGGCCCGTGTCCTTGATGTGCTGGCGGATCCTGCCCTGCCAGGTGCGGACCTTCGCCGCGGCGGCTTGCTTGGCCTCGGGGTCGACGAGGGCGGATTCCTCGAGTTTCGCCTTGCGCAGTTCGCGCTCGAGGTACCGGAGGCGCTGGCGATCCTTGTCGCCCTGCGGGTCCTGGGTGTGCGTCGGCGACTTGGTGACACCGGGGATGAACGCGGCGAGGGAGTGCCGACACTGAGGGTGAAGCAGCCCCTTGGTGATCGCCTGCGCGACCGTTGCGACCACATCGACGGTGACCATGACGCCGTCGTGAATGCCGTGCTCGAGCACGCGAGTTCCTGCGGGTCCGGCGATGGCGAGGACCTTGCCCTCGAAGGGACGGCAGCGCTCGCATTCCTGCGGGGCGTTGGAGACGATCACGAGGTTGATCCCGGCCTCACGGAAGCGATCCAGGGCCCCTTCGACGGCAGCATGGGCGACGGTGGTGCGAGTCGCCATCTCCGTATATGAGGCCAGCTCCCAGTTGCGTCCGCGGCGATCGGTGAATCCCGTGACGCCTTTGGACAGCAGGTGCTCCCAGGCCACTTGAGCGGCCCTCAGGCGGGTCTTGGTGCCGATGAGGACATCAGCAGCGGGTTGGGCCATGACCTCGCGGTAGGCGTCGTCCTGCCAGCGCAGCACGTGCAGGTGGGTGGAGGACATGCGCTGGGTGAGCTCCTGCGCGAGCCCCATGAGTGCGTCGATGCCGGGAAGGTCGGAGCGGAGCGCGGTCACGGCTTCCTCGAGGCGGGTGTCTCTTCTGCGCGCGTACCCGAGGAGTCTCGTGATGGCCGCGATGATGCGTGAACGTCTGGCGAGCCAGTCGATCCACCGGTCGCCGGAGAGCCGAGCCATCTCGTCCACAGCGGCGCGTGCGCCCCTCGCGTAGGCATCCATGAGGGCCTGCTCGACGAGGAGACGTCGGGGCCCATTGAGTGCGTTCAGGACGGCTTCGGCTTGCTGCCGTAGCGCAGTGAGCGCGGCCAGGCGGTCCTGGTTGCCTGAGGTGATGTCGGTGCGGATTCGCCGGGCGAGGTTCTGGGCGAGACGGGTCTCGGCGTCTCGGTAGAGGTCCGCGAGGTTCGCGGCGAGATCTACAGCGAGGGATCGGTCAACGGGCACTTAGGCCTCGTCCCCGGACTCCTCGTCCTGGTCGCCAACTGTGGGCTGTTCCCCACGGTTGGGATCTCCGCCGAACGCGAACTCGTCGGGCGCTTCGGGCTGCTCGGCGGTGATCCGGTCGACTTCCTTCTCAATCTCGTCGTCGTCCCAGTCCTCGTGCTGGGCCTTCACCGCCAGATAGCGGGAGAGCACGCCCGCAACGCGGAGCGCCTGGATCGTCTGGGCTTCGACGAGGGGATCGGGTTCGGCCAGTTCGGGCCAGTCGATGCGAGGCAGGTCCGCGGGGTCCACATCCAGCTGGAACTGCGTCTTCGCGGTCCACAGCACAGCGGCGGCGTGGTCCCTCATACCTTCACCCCAGTACCCGGTCTTCTTGCGGCGGGTCCTGGAGCTCCTGGACTTGCGGTCGTTGACCTCGGTCGCGGTGGGGTCGCCACCGTCGCGCTCGAGCCCGAACGTCGAAGCGGAGTAGCCCGCGGTCTCCACTGCCGAGCGGGCCCATTGGGTCATGGTGGCGACGTGGTCGGTCACACGGATCGCGAACTGCTGCACGTTGATCTCAGCAGCCCCGGAGGTCGGTGGGATGTCCAGCGTCGCGTATATCTCGTTGTCGGGGTCCCACATGGCACCTGCGCCGCGGCCCATGGACTGGAGGAACGCTTCGGGGATGAATGCGCGCGCTTTGCCCAGGCGGACGTCCCGAAGGAGGGAGGAGGCGGTGAGGTCTAGCGCGTCGAACAGCCCGAGGGACCCTTCGAAGTCGCTTCGCCCGAGGTCGCTCCCTCGGTCTTCCCTGGAGGGGAGCATGTTGGGGATGTAGGCAACGGGCAGGACGGGCATCTGGAGGTCCAGGACCTCTGGAAGGCCTCTGGTGTCCTCGAAGTCGTCGAGCTTGCCCAGGGTGCCGAGCTTTTCGGCAGTGCCGCGGTAGACGCCATTGAAGGCCCATGCCTTGCGCGCGCGGGGCGTGCCGGCGAGTTCGTACCGCTCGAGGTAGCGGATGACGCTGTTGCCGTCGCGCTCGAGCTCGCGCACGAAGGTGACAGCGGTGAGCCTGCCCCACTTGAAGGTGGGGATCGCATTGTCGGCGTGGACAGCTGAGGTGATCGGGTGGTTCCACAGGTCCTTGTCGAACGTGGTCCTGAGGTAGACGCCGCCGAACGGGGAGGCGACCTCCGCGGCCTCGTGCAGGCGGGAGGTGAGCCGCATCTGGTCGTCCAGGAGCTCCCACTTCTCGCGCGTCTCGGGCTTCTCGAACACGTACCGGGGCGGTTCGGCGAACAGGAGGTCCGCTGAGGCGGTGGCGATGTCCGCCGGCAAGGGCATGTGGACGCCAGTCCTCTTCTCCCCGAAGGGGACAGGACGTCCCCAGAACCATCGGGACATGGTCCCGACGAGGCCGCCGCGGTACTGCGAGGGCCGGTTCGAGGGGGCGTTCGTCCTTGACGTGTATCGCTTCCCGAGCCGGTCGGGGTCACCGGACCACCAGGCGTCGTAGTCGGCCATCCGCGCGAGCGCGTCAGCTTGCGCGGGAGGCGGCCACGGGGCGTTGAGGTCGGGGAGCGGCACAGTCACCTCCTATGCGATCAGTCGGCTGATCTTGTGGGCGTTGGTGTGGAGGATGTACCGGCCGGCGTCCATCGAGTGGTCGTTCACTTTGAGGGGCTTGTCTTCGCCGCGCTCGGTCGCTTTCGGGTCCCACGAGTATCCGGGGGCTTCATCGGTCCATCCCGTACAGGATTCGTGGACCCTGAGGCGGTCGGAGGCGATCAGGCTCGAGACGGTCTGGATGCCAGGGAGAACGGCGTTGTCGGCGTCGGCGACGTTCAGGACGCCGTCGTGGAACAGCTGGTTGTCGAAGTCCGCGGCCGGGTCGATGAAGATCCACGGCGGCTTGATGCCCTTGCGGTTCTCGCCCGGCACTTGGGCGTTGCCCAGCCACTTCTGGACGGCTTCGGAGTATTCGGAGGGGGCCATCTGGCGGCCCGCGCTCGAGGCGTCGTAGCGGTACTCGTGGGTGAGGTACACGCGGCGGACGCCGTCAGGGCTGGTGCCGATGCCGGCGAGGATCGCGGAGAACGGGTTCGTCGCGCCGTAGTCGATGCCGACGCCCAGCCAGGTGTCGATGCGGGGGAGCTCCTGCACGACATGCTTCGAGGGGTCCCAGTGCTCGTATACGGCACCCTCAGCGAGGACCCATTCGCCCAGCACGTACCGGCGGTAGAACAGGCCGGTGTACTTCGTGGAGAGGTTGCGGACGTAGTCCTCGGTCAAGCTCGGGTTGTCGGCGAGCTTGAAGGAGAAGCGGTGCATGTCGAGCGCGTTCGGATCGGTGGATCGGATGACCCTGCCGTCCCGGTCCAAGTGGAGTGCGGCCCTCTTGAGGTACTTCTTCATCAGCCAGTGCGTCGGGGCCGCCGGGTTGGTGGTTCCGAAGAACTGCGCCCCCGGGACGCTCAAGCGGGTGCCCAGCATGTCGTAGAACGACTCAGGCCACACCGTCAGCTCGTCGCCGTACGCTCCCGCGAGGGTCATGCCCCGGATCTTGTCCGCCGAGGACTCGTCGTGCGCGCCCGCGACGTAGATCGTGCGGCCGAGGAGGTCGACTTCGCCGGCGCCGACCTTGAACCGGCACCGCTTCGCGCCCACCATCTCCGTGATCGGGTCGATGATGTTCCGCTTCAGGGTCCGTTCGGTCTTCCCGACCATCAGCAGCGGGCCCGGAGGGCCGAATCGGACGAACTCCAGCCACTTCACAATCGAGGATATGGTCTTCGAGGAGCGCACGGCCCCTTCGAAGATGTTCTCCCGGGCGGTCGACAATTGCACGGCCTCGAGCTGCTTGCCGGCCAAGGGCCGGAACCTCACTCGGAGCCGCCTCGCATGTACACGATCCACTCGTCGACGGCGGCCATGCCGTTCGTGTCGGTGTCGTGCTTCACCAACTGCAAATGCTTGTCCACCGAGATCCCAAGCGCCGCATAAGCGTTGCGCACCTCTGACAGCGGCGGGAGATCGAGCTCGATGGATTCCAGGCCTTCGGAGCCGTTGGCGACATGGATGTACTTCGACCAGGCCCGCTTGCGGAGCTTCTCGGCGTCTTCCAGGAGGCCGGCGGCGAGCTCGGCGCGGCGGGAGGCCATGTCGGCCACACGCGCGCGGGTCGCGTTTTCGGTGTTCGCGCGCGTGAACGCGTCGGTGAATCCGTTGTCCTTGGCGATCTTACGGACGGTTGATTCGGAGACGCCGTGTCGGTCGGCGATCGTGCGGGTGGACAGTTCCTCTTCGGAGGCGATGTCTTCGAGGACTGCTGCTCGGGTCTCTTCGGGGATGGGGGAGGGCATGTGCACCTCCCGCGGGTTCAGACGAGGAAGCGGGGAGGCTCTGGTGGGCCTCCCCGCGCTACCCCCGGAGAAATGCTGAGGGGCCGGTTGCGCACTGCTTCCGACCCTAGGATTGCAATCTACTCAACCATCCTGACAATGTCAACACCGGGGCGGCTCATGATGTCGGACGCCACTCCTCGCGCCAATCTGGATGGTCCTGGTAGACGGCGGCGAGGGCGAGCAGTGTCGGGCACGGGGCTTCGACGGCGACTTCGTGCTCATCGTTGCTGCACCGCTCACAGCACTCCACTTCGATCGCTTCCACGTCAGGCCACCAGATGGCCGTCATGGTCGCGTGTTCGGCAATGACGGCCCGCTTGGCCTCGACCTCGCGGAGGACACGGGCGGGATCGTGGCGGACGATGTGGACAGCCGCGCCTTCCATGACGTCCTCGGCGGTGTGAATGATGAACGCGGGTAGGTCTCCCACGCCGCTGCGGGTGGGGAAATCCTCGACCGTGCGAAGCGACCCCACGACCAGGGACCCATCCTCGAAATCGGCGGCGGTGTCGTCATCAGGGTCGATCCACTCCCAGTTCGCACCGGGACGGTCGGGGTCGATCGCGGCCTGTGCGACTGCTTCGTCCTCTGCCAGTCGGGCGTTGAGGAAGTCGACGATGGAGAGGGTCATGAGGGGTCTCCGGGATCGCCGTGCAGGTGACGTGCGGCCCATGCGCGGGCGGAGCGTTCCTGGGCGTAGAGGCTGGCCGAGGTGTCGGGCGTCTTGCTCTCGCGCATGCCCCTGTAAGGGCCCTCGTTCGGCGCGGTGGACCCGTCTTCGTCTTCTTCCCACTCCCATCGGTAGGTGGTGGCGAGGTTCGCGTCCATGTGCAGCTCGGGCTGGAGCCCCCGGGGGACGCCGTTCCGTTCGGCTTCGGCCTGGATCTTCTGGAGTGCCTGCGCCAAGTTCCGGCCGTAGGACTCGTCGGGGGTGAGTTCGAAGTGCTTCATGCTGCCTGTGTCTCCTTCTCTGCGGCGCGCTGCGCCTTCAGTATGGCTTGCTGGATGTCCTGGTCGTGGAGGCGTCGGGCCGCGCCGAGGCTGTAGAGGGGCCGACCGGAGGCGTCTTTGCCGACGGGGAGGAGCTGCTTGCGCTGCACCCGGTTGGCGACCCATTTCGCGTCGCGGACGATCAGCTTCCCGTCGGGTCCGCGGTCGCAGAGGGCCGTGAGGATGCGCGCGAGGCTCGCCGCGCCGCGCTGGATGTGGTTCGCGCGGTCGAGGAGCACGATCTTGCGCTTGGCGACGTCGTACGGGTCCCGGCATTCGGGGCACTTCACGAAGGCGGCCTCCTGGTGGGCTCGCAACTCGCCCTTGCAGTTCTCCCGGTCGCACCTGCCGAGGGAGATCATGGGGGGCGGGGAGTCGATGGCCCGCTGGAGGTCCACCGCGACCCGGCTCAGCTCGTCGAAGCAG